ATCTTTACTTTCCCCGTCACATCACTCTCCTATTGCTGTTAAATTATCTACCAAACCACAGACATAGACCTAGCCACAGACACAGACCAAGACCAATACCTAGGCCAAGACCAAGACCTAGGAACAGACCAAGACCTAGACCAAGACCTAGACCAATAACTAGACCTAGACCAAGACCAATACCTAGACCTATACCCAGACCCAGACCTATACCTATACCTATACCTAGACCAAGACTTAGACCAAGTCCTTTTCCTTATTGCTATCACTTAAGAACGCCGAATGACTCTACCATGCCTAGGCTTACGCACCAGTCGTGTGGTAACTTCTGTGCATCCTGCCAATTTTTATTATCAAATGCTCCTGTCTCATAAACTATGGCTGCATCTTCTAACTTAGCGTAGGTGTCAGTGACCTCTACTAGCTTGCCTGTGTAGATGTACACTGCACAGAAAATTGTTACACGTTGACCAATTAACTCTTTCATTTTGTTTCTCCTATTGTTGATAAATAAAACACACTATTTTCCAGACCAAGACCAAGACCAAGACCTAGACCCAGACCAAGACCCAGACCTATACCTAGACCTATACCTAGACCCAGACCCAGACCTAGACCAAGACCAAGACCAAGACCAAGACCCAAACCTAGGCCTAGACCAAGACCAAGACCTTATTCTTTTCTTTATTGCTATCATGACCAAGCCCAAGACCAAGATACAGACCAAACCCCAGACCTAGACCAAACCCCAGACCAAGACCAAGACCAATACCTGGACCTATACCCAGACCCAGACCCAGACCTATGCCAAGACCCAGACCCAGACCTAGACCAAGACCTAAACCCAGCTTTTTTCTTTATTGCTATCATACCCACACACCCTTCTCAGCCGGTTTCGTAGCTGGCTTAGGTATAGCTACCTCTACTGCTTCCTTAATTGCCCTATTAAGTTTCTTGCACACCGTACTCTCACGAAACATAGTGCTGGCAGCAAACACTACTGCCATACCTACGAACAGTATTACAACATCTCCTAACTTACCTAAAGCATCTTTCATATATTGTCTCCATTACGATATTACTACATATTAATTACTTTGTCAAGTAGTCTAGTAAGGCCTGCTGGACATTTTGTTTGGCTTGCAGCACTTTCAGGATATGCTCGTCGATGGTCTGGCTGGCTACGATGTGGTGAACGGTGACGCTGCCTGACACGCCTTGCCGCCACACACGGGCAATGGCCTGTTCGTAAAGCTCAGCGTCGAAGGTGATACTGAACCAGCAAATGTCAGTGCAACCGCCAGATTGCAAGTTAAGCCCCATACCGCCTGCCTGGGTCTGTAAAAGCAAAACCGGCACATTGCCACTGTTCCAATCAGAAATCGTCTCAGCAAGCAATTTTGGCGGCAATCCGCCACCAATATGAGGCGGGTTGTCCAACGCACCTTTTAAACGAGCTAAATCATGGTTAAATTCGTAAATGACCAGGAGCGGATTACCGGCAAGGCTGTCCACGAGTTCAAGCAGGGCGGTTATCTTCTCGTTATGGAACTGCTCCACTTCCCCCATCTCTGTGTATGACGTACCATTGGCTATCTGTTTTAAAGCCATTGTCTTAGCAGCAGCATTGGCAGCTATTATGCCATCATCGTTTTGCAATTCTATTATGGAGTGGTTGCGCATAGTGTCGTACCGCTTACGTACAGAAAGTGGTAGCGTTACCTGTATTGTGTTATGCACCAGCGGAGGTAGGTCTAGCTCAGACTTGTCCTTGTGCATAATAATGTCGTCTACGGCAGCATATATCTCTTTATCCTTACCAGGCAGCAGTACGTACTCGAAGAAGTTATTAGGGTTCTTTAGCATGAAGTACTTTTCCCTGTACTTGGTTATGCCTGAACCTAGCCTAGCCCCTTTGTCCAGTATGTACACCTGTGTCCATAGCTGTAGTAATGAGTTAGGTGTTGGTGTGCCCGTTAGCAGTACTTTACGTGTGAACCACTTTAAATTGTACTTCATCAGTTTAAAGCGTACTGTACCATGATTCTTAAACATAGAGCTTTCATCTATGACCAGCATGAACTTGTACTGGGTAAAAATACCTTTGTGTGTGCTGAACAGCCAGTACAGACCTTCTGGGTTTATGATATATATGTCGTGGTTTTGTCCATAAACCTCCTCCTTGTCATTACCGTGCAGGATGCCTATGCTACGCTTGATACCCCACTTTTCAGCTTCCTGCCTCCATACCATGTACATGACACGTATGGGTGCAATGATAAGGACTTTCTGTACAGATGGGTCATGTTCTAGCAGGATGTTGATTGCATCCAGTGTGATAAGACTTTTTCCTAAACCTGGAGGCAGAAATATTCCACAAGCGTAATGCTTAAGGATAAAATCTCTAGCGTCCGTCTGGTAGGGTTTTAGTTGGTAGTTCATTTTCTATTATCTTTTCTATAAGTTTAAACACTTGTTCTAGGTTTTGTATCTTCGCGTAGTTCTGTCCCTGTCCTACTAACCACTCGCCAAATTGTACTTGTAGCGCAGAGGTTCTACTGCCTCTAGGTTTTTTAAGCTCTACGAACCACACTTGACCGCGCACTATGCAGATGCGGTCAGTTACACCATTGTTGCTAGGACTTACCCACTTAAAACACTTACCGCCTAACTTTTCTACTTGTGTTCGTAATGCTTTTTCTATATGTCTTTCTACTTGAACAGTGGACATAGTTTCCTCACATAGCAATAGTTACAATACTTGTGTTGTGTAGGCTCAAACTCTGTCTCATTCATCATCTTCTCTGCCCTGTCTGTCCAACTGTCCCTAGCAGCGTCGAAATGTAGCCTGTCGAACTGGTAGCTGGCTACTGTGCCACTGTCCATGTACCAGAACTCAACATCCACCTCGTCAAAGTCATGTATTGACATAAGAGCGAGAGCGTACAGGTGCGCTTGGTCTTTGTGGTAGTCGTACCACTTGCCAGTCTTGAAGTCTACAACGTAGTTATCTATCCTAGCATCTGTCTTAGCACGTAGCCAAGTATTAGGGTGCTCCCATCCGTCGGGGATATGTGACCACTCCCTGTCCAGGCACAGTTCTTCCTCTGCTACAGCACCGTGCTTGCGTAAGTTAGCCATTTCAACAGAGAACTTAGGCAGGTAATCCGGCAGTTCTTCTATTTCATTGTTAAGGTAGCTTTCTAGTACGCTATGTATAGCATTGCCACGTACAAGGTACTTGTTCTCTGGCTCTGGTGTTTTATGTATTCGCCTATGTGAATAGGCAAGCTTACACTTCTCAAAATCTTGTAGTGAGCTGAAGCTCCATTTATAAATCGACATATTCTTCTAGCTCTCCATAATTATATCCTGTAAAACCCTCTGACAACATAGGCAAATCCCATCCATCCATCTCGTTTATTGCCCATTTTAGCAGTGCCATTTCGCTATCTTTGTGTTCCTCTAAGACCTCTACTAATATTTCGTCGTGCGTACATAACACTATCCTACCTTTTTTGTTTAGATGGTAGTGGTATCTCACCATAGCTTGCTTAAGCTGGTCAGCGGCTGAGCCTTGTATCAAAACATTCGCCATCTTATAAAAATAGTCTTTACCATCTTTAGGTGGCTCTGCTAGATAGTATCTGCCTCCCCACGTACGAATTGGCTGTCCTCCCCTAGACATGTTCTCTACATCTTTAGTCAGTTGCTTCAATTCAGGAAAAGCCATGTCGTAAGCGTCAAAGAATGAAGATGCTGCACCAAAACTAACGCCAAGCTTCTCAGCCAGTAGTCCTCTCCCACCTCCGTACATTTTAAGGAACGATATGGTTTTGACCGTAGCCCTGTCCAACTTAAGCCCTGTCTTTTCCAGTATGGTATCTTGAGAAAATTTGTGTACGTCTAAGTTAGGGTTCTCGTTAAACGCTCTTAAAATGTTTCCATCTGCATAATGGGCAGCTATTCTTATTTCTTGACTTGATATGTCACGCTTTAAGAATATATGTCCAGGCTTGCACACGATAAACGAGCGAACGAATGGTAAGCTGTCATCTTTAGGTTCTCTAGGCAATTGTTGTAGGTTGCCTGAGAACCGACCCGTCCTCGTCCCATAGTCGTCTGCCCCTCTTGTTTGTGACAGCCAGGGATAAAACTTGCCGTTGTAGTCCTGTGCTGACTGTGCATAAGGTCTTACATACGTACTAAGCAGCTTCTGTAAGCGGCTGCGTATCTCTAGGCTTTCTAACAGTTCTTCGTCGTCTATGTAGCTAGGCAGCACCTCCCTGCCAAACTGTACGTTCCCCTTCGCTGTGTACTTAAAGTTAGCCTTGTTGATATGCCCATTAGCCACTAGCGCATTGAAAAACGCTTTAGTACCTGGTTCTTCGTCGTTACCGTAAGCCTTTAACTTTTCTGTAAGGCTGTCGAACTTAACTTCTAGCTCATCGGCTGTGTGCTGTATGTCCGGTGATATGTATACACCATTCATCTGTATGTCTATGACTATGGGTAGCAACAACATTTCCCGCTTGAACGCTGCCAAGGTGTGTTGTCTTTGCTCGTCTGTAAGGTTGCTAAGCCACTGTTGCTGGTACAGGTAGAGTGCGTAGGTCATATCTGTATCTTTCTCTGCGTACTTCTTAACCAAGTCAAACGGTGCTAGGTATATATCATAGTGCTTATGATGGTTGTCTTTAAGCCACTGTTGCAGCTCGTCTTGTTCTGTGTTAGGTATGCCGCAATACTTCTGTGCCAACTCCTTAAGCCCTAAACTGTCCTCTCGTGGGTCTATGATAAAAGCGGCTATCATTGTATCGTAGATACGGTGGTAAGGTATGCGTATTCCCATGTTCTGAAACTGTACACGCACGTCGAAAGCAGCGTTATGGTAGACCAGCATGTTGTCTGGCTTATCGACAATGCTTATCAGATATTCAAGCGTGTTCTCATCGTCGAAGTCGTAGTAGCAGCTAGGATTGCTGTTGAACTTGATAGACACGCCTATAGGCTCAGGTGTAGAACTAGAACCACTAACTATAGGTAGTGTCTCAAAGTCTATCGTGTATATGTTCATACTTTTTTGTTCACCATCTTAGACTTAAGGCATAGCAGCTCATACTTAGCCATAGGCATATCGTACTGCCCTGACTCCCACGACTGATAGTGTCGTAGGCTTACGTAAAGCAGGTTAGCCATCTCTGTCTGTGTCATGCCTAGATTAGCTCTCATCTGCTTAACCTTCTCTGGCTCTACGATACGTTTTTTGTCCATATTTTTCCTTTTTAAAAGCCCTGCTTAGCAGGGCTGTTGTTTTACTCTCTGACTAAACCTTGTATCAACCTGGACTGGTAGTCCACGGCATCATCCCTCGGTATGTGTTTCATATCTTCAAGATACCTCTTGATGAAATATCCTTCACCTACGTTAGCCTGCCTACACGCCCGTAGCCCACGTTCTATGAAGTCTACGTCTTTACCATAGCGTGAAGCCAGCTCGTCAGCCTTGAGCCAGGGCATGCGCTGGTATGCCTCAGACTTGCTCAAGACACGTATGGAACTGGCATTGTAGCCATCGTCAGGTCTAACGGCTTGGGTGATGTTGATAGTTTCTTGCCCCTGCTTGTTGGCATAACGGGCTTTTCTTGCTTCCCTGTCACATGCTTTGCAGGTAGATTTAACGCCACTAGAATTACGGGCATCCTTGCCAAATTGGTCGGGGTGGTTTCTTTGCTTCACACTCAGTACATTTTTTCATTGATTCTCCTTAACGTGGCTTCGCTGGCGCTGTTGTCGTGTAAAAGTAATGCCATTAGAAATGTTTTACACGACAAACCTAAATTTAGCTCATTTTCGACCGAGAAGCCGAACCTTCCTCCGGCGGCGTGTAATCCGCCACATTGTATGGAGTCGAAATCATTTCTAACCACTTAGACTGTTGCGACATAATTGTAGCAAGTACGTTAGGGTGCTCAGTCAGGTTAGCAATATTAGCGAACTGTAAGACAGGGTATGCCTTGTCGTCGTCAAAGCTTAAGTTCGTGGCAACGGCAAATACTGGTAAAGGCGTATCACCTTTGGCTAGAGATTTTATGTACTTGCTATACAGTGCTAGCGTAGTCGGTGCAAGATTAACAATAGCCAGTTCGCCCATTGCTACCTCACCTGTGCCACGTATGTAAGGTGCTACTAGTAGCCGCCTACCATTCCTACAGGCTTTTCCTTTACCGTTCGGTGAACTTCCCCATTCGCCCTTAGGGCAGGTCGCGCAGTCGTCGGACTGTTTGACAGGTGATGCTTCATGTGGTGCAAGGGAATCATAGTCACTGTGTATTGCAAAACACGCTGGCGGTGTCTGTACACCTTCTTTGTACGGGCGGTCATAGTAGCTGTTGTCGTATATGTCGGCCAGTATCACTACATCTAACTCTGTTCCTAATTTTTCCTCGCTTAGCGTAAACCGTTTGCCTTTCAGCGATAAGAAGGAAATGTTAGCGCTATTCGTCTCAGCCGCAGCTTTTTCTTTAGCGGCTTCAGCCAGCATAGCATGGAGTTCGGCGGGGAGTTGGTCAGCGGTTGCTGGTTGTGGCAGGTTATCGGGGACTGTGTCGTTCATTTTTGTTCCTTTGGTCATAATATTAGGGGATGTGCCGCACATGCCAGGATTTGCAGAAGTGAATGAGGTACTCTACGAAATCAACATGTGCGGCACATCGTGATATTATATCAGGTTGGTGCGATTGTCAAGTTATTTATGCAGGTTGTGCCTCCGCCTTGGTGAACACCTTACCGTCCAACGTGGCTGTGCCGTCCTTGATAAGCGGCTTACGCACTTTATTCCAGGCTTTTGTGGCCGGGGATTTGTTCTCACCTTCCGGGATCGCTTTCGACCAGCCAGCGGCCTCCAGTGCGTCCATAAGGTTGTCGTAGCCCTTGCCGTCAAACATTGTTGTAAACTTTGCCGCCGGTGCGCGTGTGCCAGAGCCTTTTTGCGTCATGCCGCGCAGGGTTTTGACGGCAATGTCCAGCACGGCATCAGGAACACCCGCCTTGTGCAATGTGGCTACCGTGACTAACTGCATCCTCAGTGCCTCTGGTACAGCCGTGTTTTCGCTCAGTGTGACCATTGCTGCATAGTCTTTAGCGTGTACCAGCTTACGCACCTCTGCTGCTGCGTCGAACGCTTTAGTTTTGGCAGTATGTTTAAGCTTGTATTGGCGCAGTGTTGCAATAGCCGCTACTGTAGATGGATGCGTTGCGCCTAACATCTCACTCAGCGTATGTGCAATCGTCAACAAACCAGATAATGCCTTATCGGTAGTGCTGTAAGCTTTCAATGCGGCTACAGGGTTGTCTGAACTGATAGCATCTTCCAGTTCAGGGATAAGGGCTGTGGCAGGGGCAGGGGCAGCTTCTTGTACTACTGCTTCTTGTACTGCTTGTTCTTGTTCTACTGCTTGTTCTACTACTTGTTCGTTCATTTTTAATCTCCGTTAGGTTAATTTCACTGTAACAATTTGCTACAGTGAAATTACATCATATAACAAGCTGTCTGTCAACTAGTATTTGCTGTCTTTTTTCAACATTTTTTCTAGCATGGCTGTAACTGTCTCACACAGGTCGAACATGTCAGATGGTTTCTCGTACTGTTTGAACTTATCCTTGCGCACCAGCCAACTGCGTGAATGTTTCTTAACCTCCGTACCGACTTTCTTTTGTATCTGCGTACCGTTAGCCTGTGTCGTCCACTTGACCCAATTATTGCGGTGCAGCACGGCTAGCAAATCTTTCTTTATGTTGCCGTTGGAGTAGCCCTGCGAGTGCAAGTAAGGCACTAACATATCTGGACTGATAGCATCCATTCCTGACAATACGCGTAGTACCTCGCTTTCAAAATCACCTGTACTGGCTTCTATCATCTCATCTACCCACTCTGTACGGTACGGTAATTGGTGCGCTGTGTACGGAAAGTCGTCCAGCGGATAGGTTAGCAGGTAGTGCATGATGTACGAGTGAGCCGGGGTCGTCTCTAACCACTTGTAGTACTCTTGCGCTTGCTCAGTTGGCAGCTTGTCCTGCGCGTTCAGCACAAAACACCTACGGTCATTCTGGCTTATCTGCATCGCGCCCAGGTGATTGCTCAGCATGACCACAGCGAACATGTCCACCTGGTTTATCGTCCCTTTACCTTTAGGGTTTATCTCGACTACCTTGGATGCTTCGCTACCAGTTAGCTTCTTGTAGTGTTCAACCGTGCGCTTGTTCAGCCCAGCTGACTCGTTGATGATTAGTAGCTTGGTCTCGTACAGGTAGTCCTCGTACGCGCTCTCGAAAGAGCGTGTGGAGCAGCTTTTAGTCGGAATTATCTGCCAAATAGGTCTGAGCAAGCTGTCCTTGCCAGCACCCTCTATGCCCAGGATTATGGGATTCCATGTCGTCTTGACATGTGGGCGTTGGACTATGTGCGCCAAGTACCATAGTAGTGCGCTGCGGTAGTCGTCGTGCGGGACTAAATGCTCTAACAGCTTGAGCCAGTGGTCTACACTGCCTTGTTGTGGCGTAGTCAAGTAGCGGAACGTGTTGAGGTAGTCTATGCCTTCTATGTTTATAATGTAATTCTCAGCCAAGTAGCCCTTTTCTCTGTATGGCTCTGGATACCAGCAGTAGTCCTTAACCACGTGCCTATCCGGCCTGCCCATGACATAATTAAGCGGTGTGGTTTTTACTTTGAACCACCTTCGCATAGTATTATTAAATGCAGCTATGCTAAGTCGGCTCTGGTCGTAGCAGTCAAAAACTTGATCTTGTGTTTTTACATACACAGTTTCCCTAACCATGTATTCGTTCACTATAGCTGGTGACGGTGAGTCGATTTTCCGCCAGTGAGTCAGCTTAGCAGCTTCCTGTTCCCTATATGTCCGTAGCTCTTGTTGATCTTTGTTTTGTTGATCTTCTTCTTCTTGTTGTTCAGACATACTTCTCTCCTGTATGCGTAGTGGACGGATAGCGCAGGGCGCTTTTTACTTTCGTTTTAACCTCATTTGGTGTTAGTGGCGGTATCATGTGCTTCAGGTTAAATTGGCTTGCTATGTGCAGCAGCTGTGTCTCGGTGTAGTCGCTCTGGTGTTCTAGTTGGTGCATAGTGCGCCGGTGGCAAATGTACCTGAACAGCTCGGTATCTCTCTCACCTTCGTACACATGTTTAGGTGGCTTGTACTTCTGGTTAGGGCTGGTCGGGTCGGTGGTTGGGTTGGTGTCGTAAGCTTGTGCTATACTCTGTGCCAGTGTTGTTAAGGTGTCCCCATCAGCATAGGACATGAGCGGGTATGGCTGATTGTGTTGGTCTGGCTGGTCTGGCTGGTCTGGCTGGTCTGGCTGGTCTGGCTGATTGTGTTGGTACGGGTGCAGCGGTACAGCTGTCATAGCGATAAACGAGTTGGACATACCAGGGTAAAGTTCTATATGCGGCTTGGTTATCCTGTTGAACGGCGTAGAGCAGCGAAAGAACATGTGGATGCCGTTACCTGACTGGCTGATTTCCGTATAGGTACGGTGCGTGAATGACTCCAGCAATGTGAAAATGTGCGCGTTGCGTGTCTGGTAGCCGTCCAGGTCTATGCAAGCTATGTTATGATGTGGTTGCAGTATTGCGCCTATACCAGCTAACAGGTTAGGGTTGTCCTGGTAGCTTGCAGCGGCTTGCTGCATGGTCAGGTGTGTGGCTGGGTCAGACCAACGTATTGGGCTGGGTTGTGGCTGGCGTGTCCAGTTGTTTTGTGTGACAGTGCAAGGGACTTTAGTAGGTTTATGGTCGCTGTCTTGTTGGCTAACCAGGGCGTAGGTAACGTATGGCAGCCCTTGCAGCGGCTGCGGCAGCCTGGACAGGTTATCAGTGTCAGTGTCGGTAGGTATAGCGGGGGCATGGGTTTTGTAGCTCATGTTTTCCTTTTTATATTTTATATTTTATATTTTGGGGTTAGCTTGCCTTTTGTGTTGTAGATATGCCCCGCTTTTGACACGGGGCATGATTTGAAACCCACAAAAGGAAGTCAAGCCGGGTAATTAGTCCGACAAGGCAGTTAATTAGGCTGCATGGTTATTTTAGACTGTTGTTTGGGCTTGTCAAGTGACACTTTTGCATAAGCGAAGCTGGTTTTATGCGATTATGAGATATAAGAACAAATGCAGAACAAGTCGGCTGAGTTCTAACGGATGTCTAGGACTGCCTTTTTTGTCGCTATGCTAGTTTTTTTGCCTCTATGCTAGTTTTTTGTCGCTATGCTAGGCTGGCCTGCCCTATGCACATGGAAAAGAGCCTACTATGCGGGGACATATCTCTAGTTTTTAGGGGACATATCTCTAGCTTTTAGGGTCCATATCTTTAGTTTTTAGGGGGCATGTGACATGCTTTTTGGGGTAAAGTATTCAAAAAAACATGGATAATTGAGTATTTGAGTATTAAAGTGAGTACCTAGCAAGTTATTGACTTACAAGGCTTAGTTGTTTGTGGTATTCAGGTATTTATTATATATATATATATATCTGTATGTAATAATAGTAGCGTATAGCTACTATATATGTATATATATATATATGTATATGCGTTATATATCCAAGGCTACTGAAACAAATTGAGTACCGAGTACCTTTTGTTTTTTTGCTTCTAAGTGGCTGATTTATAAAATAAAATGTTGGTACTCATCTTGAGTACTGGCTAAAAAGTGGGTATTGGTTTTGTTAACTTTTTTATATGGTAGGAGCGTTTTTTATGAGTGTAGAAGGAGAATTGTTTGATAGTAGCATGGATAGGGAAGAAAGACTAGATGCTAGTGATAAAGAACTGAAGATAGCTAAGAACTTGGTTAAGTTGGAAGCTGAACAGATAAGGCAGGAAATAGATACCAAGGTGTTGATAGACAAGATAAGCAAATTAGCTTATGAAGCTGATAGGGTAGACATGGAAGAGTTGCCTAGAGTTAAATTGAAATTGGACGTGTACAGCGCTTTATTGAGGAAAGTATTACCTGATCTGAAAGCTATGGAAGTACGTACTGGAGTTATGAATACAAACTCTTTGGTTTTGATGGTTGGTGACTTGTCCAATAATGTAATTTCTGGAAACGAATTAAGAGCTGGTTTGAGCGGAGAAAATAATGTTGAGCCTGATTAGTTTTAAGGCTTGAAAATATTGACCCGGTAGGGTTGCATTGGTTAAGTGCTTTTCGTTGAATTATAAGCGTTCTAACAAGGATTTTGACGTGTTTTGAGGGGGTATTTGAAATAACATTGCTGATATTTTCTAACAGGCACAAAAAAGCCGGTAAAACCGGCTTTTTGGTTGGGGGAAAATACTACTCTACCGATAGCCAATAGTTGTCCTGCAATTGTGCGATCCTAGCAAAGATTGCTTGCCTTTGCTTTATGGCTAATGTTATGTGGGAGCGTAATGCACTACAAATATTTTGTGGTAATGTCTTGCCTGTCTCTTTTATCTCTTTGACTAGCGATAGCGTAGAACGATTTAGTTCATGTAGTTCAATCCTTAAATCGTCTATTTCTGTACCTGCTTGGTATTTTGCATCCTCTTCCCTACTATTTTCAGCTAATATTTCTGCTTCACTGTCAGCGGATAAGGCGGCATCTTTAGCACTGTAATAGTAATCATTGTAGACTGTCGCACCGTCATATCCAGTACAATAAGTAGCTGGTAAGTAGATAAAATGCGCCCCATCTTCATCTAGGTGTTTGCTAGAGCGTATTTTTAGTACACAACCTTTAATTAAACCGTCTTGAAAATTATCAGCAAACCAGCCTGTATGGTCTAAGCGTGCTAATTCATGTGAATCGCCTAATACATTACCTGCAAAATCGTCTAGGCTATCTACATACCAGTTATTTCTATTGTAGTCTGACGTTATGCTAGAACGTTTTAGGATAGGGTTCTTAAAAGCAGAAATGTATTTAACTTTGCGCCAGTCTGTCTTATACTTATCAGCATATTCCTTGAGCGCAGTAAGTCTTTTAGTTAGTCTGTAGTTCATTGTCTATTATCCTATGCCAAGCATTATACGTAACAGGCTACCGATACATCCTGATATTGTGATAGCTACTATAAAGTCTATCAGATAGGTTAACTTTTCATCGTTCATTGTCTACTCTCCTTAAATTGACGTTAAATGGTTGTCTTGCCCTAAAGCCTTTAGGCTATCTATTTGCATCTTTACTATACCAATATAGTTTAGATCTTTCATAGTCCTTAGTTCGCGTTCAAGTTGTTCTATAAGTAATTCAATGGTCATTGTCTACTACCCTTTATCTGTATAAAAAAGTATTGCCGTCTATTTCAATAGTCGTGTAGTCCATTTTTAGCATGTCATAGTCTACGATTATAGTTAGATAGCTTGGTAAATCTCTTGGTATGTCGCCTATATCTTCGAGCATATCATCCATGTATGTTTCGAAGTAGTCTTCGTTGACTATGTGCGAGGGATACCAGTTGCCGTTCCACTGGTAATCGCCACCACCACATTCAAGCTCGTTTAGTACGTTCTCTAACAACTCGCGCTCTTCTATGTCGTCTGTATCTTCGCTATCTTCCAGGTAATCATACCTATCCGTTATGCTTTCAACGTCAATTAAATCATCATTAAAATCTATACTTCTTTTCATTGTCCTATGCTCCTATACTACAATATTGTTAACTGTAATAACGTGCTACTTTGACATATTCGCCGCAACCGCTGAATTTTATCAGTACACCACTAAAATAAGAATCGCTCTCATATCCATCCCATAATGATAATCCATTAGGGCAGCGCATAAACTTACCTAAATCGTATGTGCAGCCTTTATATCTAAAAAATGAGGCGTCATATAATGCACCATCATTGTAATAGTCAAACTCTTTACGCTCTTTTGCCGTTAGGTCATTACCGTATATTAGCGGTCTATAGTGGCTATTGGTCTTAATTGTTAAGTTGTCCATTAGATATACTCCCTTACATTGATGTTAAATGACTGGCTTGGCCTGGCGTAATGTTTAGTACACCGGCTAACATGGGTATAAAATCACTATGTGCGGTTGTAATAGCTCGCGTTTCTCTCCTAACATGTGACAACTGCCTAGCGGTGGTAACAGAATACCGTCTATCTGTTACATGGTAGCCGTTAAACATGTTAGGTACACTAAACCCTATTACTGTATAGTAACTTACTAATAACTTTACTGGCTTGTCTTTTACCTTGACAACAAACAATTGCTTGCTGTCTACTTGCTCGACACTTTCTACGTTTATATACCGTGTCAGTTCATTCTCTACTTGTTGCTTGGCGATTTTCATCTTTGTGCATCCTATGGTTAGTTGAGTTAAGCTGGCTATTGGCCAGTGGTTGCTACTATACAGGAACACTACAAGCCTGTCAATAGGTAGTATGAAGTAATTGCATAGTACAGGTAATCATACGTATACGTACCGCGTAGACAATACGCGCGCGTCTACTATACGCCGATCATGCTTAGGTGTAGTGGTAGTAGTAGTAGGTGCGCGTTAGGGTTTTCGGTACGTAGAGGTGGGGGGAGGGGTTGAGGGAGGCGACGAGGCTTTAACCTGACTCTCTGACAATTCTAAAATTAAAAAATTTTTTTAAAATCAATAACTTAGCTCAACATAAAATACCATATTGACAAACCTAACAAAGTAAAGTATGGTGCTTACACCATACGTCCAATAAAACAAGGGTACTAGGTTGATTTATAAGCCGTCCAAAACAATTGCAGACTTCCATAATGCTAAAGACTCCTCAACTGGCTTCGTTCGCATGCTCATAGGTGGCCTAGGAAATGGCAAAAGTGTGGGCTGTTGCATGGACACCTTGCTAACTGCAATGAACCAGCAACCTGACAGCAAAGGCATACGTAGGACAAAACATGTCATCATACGCAACACCTACAGGATGTTGATTGATACAACTATGGCCACATTCTTCCACTGGATTCCTAAAGAAAGTGGACTGTTCCTGGCTAAAGACATGTCTTTTACACTGCACCAACAATTACCAGACAATACCTTAATGGAAGCAGAGTTTCTGTTCCGCGCCCTAGACAAGCCAGATGACGTGGCTAAAGTACTGTCCTTAGAAGTAACTACAGCATGGATAAACGAGGCTAGGGACATTCCTAAGTCCATATTTGACGCAATACAAGGTCGTGTGGGCAGATATCCACCACCATCCTACGACACACCAGTCACATTTCACGGTGTCATAGCCGATACCAACCCGCCCGATGTGGATCACTGGATACCAGACACGTTTGAGCCGCACCGCATGGACGATGGCAGCTACTACAGCCCACCCGATAACCACAAACTGTTCCACATGCCCTCTGGCGTATCGCCCCAAGCTGAGAATATAGAGCATTTGCCACCTAACTACTATACTAACCTCATGGCTGGTAAGAGTAAGGAATGGGTGGATGTGTACATACACGGCAACTATGGGTTCGTGGCTGATGGTAGACCAGTGTTCCCTGAGTTTAATACCAACCTACACTACGCACCGTCCCTCAACTATGAGGTAGACCACAGGCTTCCTCTGTACATCGGCATAGATTTTGGTCGGACTCCGGCGGCGGCGTTTGGGCAGATAACGCCTAATGGTACTCTGATACTGTTCGACGAGGTGTGTACGGACAACATGGGAGCTGTGCAGTTCGGCAAGTTGCTCTACCAGAAGCTTAACACCTACCCATACAAGGACTTCCCGCCACACCTGCTGGAAGTGTACGGCGACCCTGCTGGTGAGCAGCAGACACAGGTGGACGACACAACGCCATTCCTAGCACTGCAAGCACAGGGTATCTACGCCGTGCCTACGTTCACCAACGACTTTACTATACGCAGGGAGAGCTTGGCCAGCTTCATGACCACGCTCAACTTGAACTCCAAACCAGCGCTACAGGTGACAGGCGGTGCGCCTACACTGTACAAGAGCCTTGCAGGTGGGTATGAGTATAAGAGGCTACAGGTTACGGGGGATAGTAAATATCATGACAAGCCGGATAAAGGTCGTTTCTCACACATAGGAGACGGTGCTATGTACTTGTGCGTTGGTGCAGTGGGTGATACGAGGGTGTTTGGCAATGCTTACAGCAGTAAGAAGTTGGACTACTCTAAAACTATAAGAGCGATAAGATGATAAACCACAAGATGGACAGTGCTAAAATCATATCAGCCGTACAGACGGAGCTAGACCAATGTCTAAGCTTTAACGACAGCACATTAAATAGTGCTAGTGCTACCTCTGTAGACATATCAACGAATTTATCTTATTATTTAGGCAGGCCTAACGGCACTGAGGTGGAAGGCAGAAGTAGTGTGACCAGCACAGACGTTGCTGACTGCATAGAGTGGATACTGCCTAGCGTGATGGACGCATTTGCGTCCTCTCCTGACGTTATAGCGTTCGACCCAACTAGCCCTGGTGATGAGGAGCAAGCGGAGTTGGAGACTCAGTACGCCTACGACGTTATTTTCAAGCAGAACAACGGTTTTGTCATCTTGCATACGGTTGTGAAAGACGCACTGATGCAGAATAACGGTGTTATGAGGGCGTACTATACTGAGGACAGCTCGTACAGTAATGAGACATATACTGGACTGACTGAGGAACAGATGATGGCTCTGGTAACTAGCTTAGCATCCCCTCAGAGTGCCCTACAAGCGGAAATAGTTAACCAAGTAGAGCGTATTGGACTGCTTGGTGAGCCACTTTATGACATAGAGCTGCGCTACACTAAGGTGTGCCATAAGATTAACGTGGAAGCTGTGCCACTTGAGCAGTTTAGGGTGAATGCCGACCATAACAGCATTTGTCTTAAGGGTGCTAGGTTTGTGTGCTACACCTGCACTAAGACCATTAGTGACTTAAGGCAGGAGTACCCAGACCTTACAGACAGACAGTTAGAGGACTTGCCGCGCACTAATCAGGTCTACACTGAGCAGCGGTTTAACAGTCAAGGTGAGCAAACATATAACTCGTTCGACACGTCTGACCCTAGCATGGAGCAGATAACTGTGAATGAGTGCTATATGTGGATTGACCTGAACGGCGATGGTATAGCAGAGTATACTAAGGTGACTGTAGCTGGCGATACGACTCCTAGCCATATCCTCTCAGTAGAGCCACTGCCTGATGGCTCACCTTGGATTGGTCTGACAGGCATACTTATGTCACATAAATTCCGTGGTTTGAGCATATACGACCGTGTTAAAGAGATACAAGACCAAACCACAGCAGTGCTACGCAGTACGCTAGACAACTTCTATCTGCAAAACAACCAGGAAAAAGAGGTTGTAGAGGCTATGGTTAACATGGACGACATGCTGACCAGCATCCCTGGCGGTATTAAGCGTGTTAAGAAGCAGGGCAGTATAACACCTCTTTTGGTTCAACCGTTTACTGACGCACCTATAATGCTTATGCGCTACCTAGCTGAGCTTAAAGCTGCTAGGACAGGTGTTAGCGCAGACGGACCGAGCGCACCGCAAAATATCGGTGATAACGTAGGTTCAGAGGGTGTAGAGAAGCTTATGACAGCTAAGGAAGCCCTAGCTGGTATGATAATACGTGTACTAGCTGAGACTGGTCTTAAAGAACTGTACATTAAGGTACGTGACTTGGCACATTGTCATGTAGATACAATACAGGACTATAAGTTTAGGGACAGATGGGTACAGGTTAATCCGTCTGAGTGGATGCCACGCACCAGCACTACCGTTAATGTCGGTGTTGGCAGTGGTAATAGGCAAGCTAAATTGATGGCCTTAACCAATCTGCAACAGACTGTGGCGCAGATAGCTCAGTCTCCTTTCAGCTACATGATAAGTGCTCAGAAGGTATATAATGCAGTGAACGACTACTGCAAGTTCAGCGGGCTACACAGTGCATACAAATACTTGCTAGACCCTGCATCTGAGGAGGCTTTGATGGCTAAACAAGCTATGGAACAGTCGCAGCAAGCTCAGCAGCAGCAACAAACTGAGATGACTATGGCGCAGTTGAAGATGCAGGCTGATTTAGCTCAGGCAGAGCTTGGCAAGGCTCAGGCTATGCAGTTGAACGTGCAACTTAAAGCGGAAGTTGAGAAAGCTAAGCAGGAACGTGAGCTTGAGAAGCAGAGGTACGATACGAAACTAGCCTTAATGGAGTCGCAGGTCAGTCAGTTGCAAATGTTGGCTACGTCCGATTACAAGGACAAAGAGCTTGAGTTTAAAGAGAAACAACTTGACCAAAACACATTTATTGAGCTTGCTAAACTGAACGCAGCGGCAGCTAAGCCGGAGAAGATTAATGGTACAGCAAGCGCAGAAAGCACCGATGTATAATGTTGTTGTCATTGTAAACGACAAAAAGTTTTGGCTAGGCGACTTCGACAATCTGGACAGCGCTGAAGTAGCTATAAAAAAGGTTTTTGAAACAACTAAGAGTGTGAATCAATGGAATACGCATCACTAGCCATAACAGAGTACGAGAAGTTTTCATCAAGCCCATCACATAGTAGCCAATTAATGCCTGCTATTGACGAGGTTAGGCAGGTTATACAGATGCAAGGGCAAGTCATGCAAGCACTGCACAGCTCTGTGTTGGAAATGGGTACGCAGTTTAATGACTCACATGGTAAGGTATTGTCTGCACTTAATAGGCCTAAGAACATTGTTAGAGACTCTGCTGGTCGTATTAAGGGTGTGGTTTAATTTTAATTAAGGGGTAAGAGATGTACGGTATGTCAACAACATTGCGCAATGCTAGGCTGGCTGCAATAGTCACCGACGCTGGCGCTAACGCTATTCTTAGAACGTATAGTGGCGTAAGACCAGCCACAGGTGGTGCTATTACCACTGTACTGAGTGAACATGCTTGCGCCGCTACGTTGGGCACTGTGGCGGCAGGTGTACTTACTTGGAACGCTGTTGGTTCTGATACAAGTGCTAATGCGTCCGGTACAGCAACTTGGGCTAGACTATTTAGGTCTGATGGCACTACATTTGTTATGGACATGAGTGCTGGGGCTGATGTAGTGACTACTGCTACCGGCACAGCGTCACAGGACACTATTACAGTGGGTTCTGCTACGGGTGTTGAGATTGGTATGTCTGTTACTGGCACAGGTATTGCACCTCTTGCTAGGGTAGTTGACGTTCAAGGCACTACTGTACACCTTAGCATAGAGAACTCTGGTGCTGTGTCTGGTAATGCTACGTTCATGCACGATTTGCGCATCACTCCTGCTGCAATAACAGCAGGACAGACTGTGAACATAACATCTGGCTCTAACACCGAAGGAAATGCCTAAGTTATTGTTTTATAAGGGGTTTTTATGTCAGATTTAGCCTTTTGGGACAGGTTTTGGGGCAAGGTAGACGTTGGTCAGCCAGACGAATGTTGGGAATGGCAAGCAGGTTGTTATACTGATAAAAGAGTGCCTCACCTGCCTAAATACGGTTGTGTATATAGAAAAATAGATGGTGTTAGCAAGTATCTTAAGGCTCATAGAGTAGCCTATGAAAGTGCTAATGGTGCAATACCAGAAGGGATGCAAGTGTTGCATACTTGCGACAACCCGCCGTGTTGCAACCCTGACCACTTGTATTTAGGTACTCCGCAGAGCAATACTTATGACAAAGTTTCCAAGAATAGGCACGTATATTTTCAAGGCGAGGCACATGGTATGGCAAAGCTTAATGATGACGATATTTCAGATATAAGACTACTACTTGGTATGGGGTGTACACAAATGAACATAGCTAGAGAGTTTGGGGTACATCAAGGTACAGTATCACGCATAAAACTTGGTAAAAACTGGAGTCATGTATAATGCCAATCGCAAGCTTAGACAACTGGTTTGCCAGCAATAAGCAGCAGTTTACAATGTTTAAGTCGGCAACTACCACTACGGTTTTTGGCGTACCGTTCACCGTGTTCGACCTTGCTGGGCAGCCTGGTGCTGGTGTGCTAGCTGGTGCTAACACGGCGGCGGGTGTCGTCCCGACCGACGCTACAGCCGGGTTTCCGCTTATCAATGCGTTTGGCGGGGCTGTAGGCTACCTTAACAATGTAATCGTTAGCAATACGGTTTCTTGCCGTATGTATTTATTCGACATGCTGTTCAAGGCAGGGGCTTATGCGTTCAATGCGAACGTGACACTGGCAGGACAGCCCAGCTATAGCAGCAGAATACCCGCAGGGGGCACAGACTACACTGACACAGAAATTTGGATTGAGGCTGTGACGGCTTTCACAGGCAACCAGAGCATAGCTATAACCTACACGAACCAAGCAGGTACGGCAGGACGTACAACCGGCACTGTTGTTACAGGTGTTGCGCCGACTATCCGCAGGATGTTCAGGCTACCGCTGCAAGCGGGTGACACAGGCGTTCAAAAGATTGACCAAGTGGTATCATCTGTATCGACAGTTGGCACGTTCAACGTGTTGGTATTAAGACGATTAGGTGTTGGAAGGGTAGGCAATAACGGACTGTTTAGTCTGGATTTGGCGTTCAATGGTTCACCTCAGATATTTGCAGATAGTGCGCTATACCCAGTCGTCGTGACTGACGGCACATCGAGTGGTATTCCTGAGCTGTTCGGAACGATAGTGGACTTTTAATGGCTATCACCACGTATGCAGGTTTTAAAGCAGCTAAGCAACAGTATGTTGAGATAGCCAATCTGACAAGCTTTACTAGCATAGCCAACGCTTATTTC